ATTGTTTCTTCCAGAACCATATAATGCTGCTAAATCATGAGGTGTACCATATGATTTACCTGATTCAAGTGGGTCGTTACCTTCATTCTCAATTTGTTTGAATCTGAAGGTGCGTTTTTGGTCCTCAGCAATTAAATCTCTATACTCATCATATTGATCCTGGCTTAGGTGGAATACATTGTCGTAAATCCAATCTGTAGGGAGCAATTTAACCTCCATGAGACTACGAGCCAAATCAACTTTTTCCTTCATTAATGCAATTCTTTCTTGATCGTAAATGATAGAAGGAGTAGTTAATGATAATTCAAAATTAGTTAATTGTTCGTTTCTATAGCCTTGAGTATATAAATGTACTAATGCTATTTTATTTAGTTCTGAAAGTATAATGCGTTGAATGCGATCAATTGTGCGAGCGAAACGAATATCTTCAGCTGCTAATGTTGCTTTACCAGTTAAATCTTTCTCATAACCCATAAATGCTTTAGGTACCTTTAAGGCAGCAAATAGCTTATCTCTTAAGTAAACCACATCATCAATTGCAGTATAATCTAAACCTTTAGTAGTATCAATTTTAGTAGTAGTATCATTACCACGAACAGGAATAAAGAAGTCTTCTAATGAATTTTGTAGATTATATTTTAAATTATATTCACCAGTTTGTGGATCTTGAAATGGAGTCCTTTTCATTTGAGTAATAGTCTTCTGCATAAAGTTCTCTACTTCATTAGGAGGAATAGAACCTACATTAACATAAAATACTCGTTTTTCAGGAGCACGAACAATGCGGTGAATCAACATTGCATCTTCCATCAAAATGTATTGTTTAAACAACTTGCGAGCAGGCTCAAGGTATGAACGGCCGTATGGAAGATAATTCACATCAGTAATTAATCTGAAGTGGGCCATTTCGTAGTTATCAAAATAAAGTGATGAGTCGTTTTTGTTAGTACTATAAGTACCTTGCCCTGTTACACCATAATAACCTGTAGCGCCACCTGAAAAACCATCTGGGCTAAATCTGTATCTTACTTCAGCTGGGTTTTTAGGGTCGTAATGTTCTTCTCTCATAATATGGTAAGCGGTATATGGGATGACATTATAAACCCCAAATTTCTCTGCGATTTCCAGTTTTAAAAAGAAATCACCATACTTACACATTTGGCGAATCCAAGACCAAAGATTAAACTCAATGTTTAATACATCATAAAACAAGTTATATAGGATTTTCTGCGTGTCTTCGTCGCTACTTCTGATTTGAAGTACTTCACCCATGTCATTCTTGAGAGTACATTCGTCTGCGATTATATCCAAAGCAGATGCGATAATAGCGTCTGTATCCATTGCGTCATAATCTGAGTATACTTGGGTGCGTAAGTATCTCCAGTTAAGGTTTAATTGGGCACCATACAAGGAGGTGCTGTTACTAGAGTAAATACGATTAAATCTGTCTACTAAAGCGTTGGTTTGAAATTCACCGGTTGATTGGATGCTGTTTACATCCATTACTTTAAGCTGATTACCACCAGCATTACGAATTATTACATCTGTTGAGAATAATTTCCTTAATCTTGAAAAAACACTTGTATCAGCCATTTAAATTAAATTATATATAATAAATATTACAGTAACCAGCTTATATTTTCATCATGCCCATTAATATTCATTTGGTAAGGATTAGGTTTACCATTCATAGTAAAATTACCTTGAGTATTAGGTCTAACAGTAGCCATATTACTCAGTGTAGCACGGGTTAAGTCTAAGCCCTGGGATCTGAATTTTAAAGCGGTATCTCGAACATACATCCCTGTAGCAAAGCTCATAACTAAATCATCATTGTAGCCGGATTGAGCTTCAGGTCTGCCATTTCTCCAAATGAATACTTTCATTTCTTCAAGTAAACGTTTGGATTGAATAGTTACACTTTTATCACCAACGTATTCTCTAAACTTATTAACCACTAAAGGTCTTGTCCTCATAGACATTGTAAACCCAGGGATCATTTTTGAGGGATCATCTACTTTTTCTAAATACGTTTCAGCATTTAATGCTTCACTTTTTGGAGAATAATATAAATTTCTATATCCTCTTTCTAAAATTGCATCTAAAGTAGCCCAACCAATGTTGTTATTTTCTACTACCAACAATGCTTCATTATATTCAGTTGCTATACCACACAACAAATAACCAAATTCTTTTGGTGAAAGTTGACTTTTATATTCAGCAACTTGTGTATTTGATTCAAGATCAATTACGTGAAATGCAGAAGAATCTTTACCATCACCTCGAGCTACGTCTGCTACTACCATATAATTTCTAGTGTAGTCCGGAGATTCCCACACCCACAAGTTATGATCCACTCCGCGTCTTTCCAAGGGATCTTTAACATACGTGCTAATAATAAATTCTAGTTGTTCTGGATAGAATACAACATCGCCTGAGGTGTTAAAGTCACAGTCACATTCTTGTGCTGCTAATCTTGGGTCTCCAAGGTATTCATCTTGTTTTTTCCTCCAACTCTCATCACGTTCAGGATGAACATACCATGGAAGTTTAATAGGTAAGAAGTCATTTTCTTGTGCTTCTGCTCTAACCCATGTTTGGTGAAACCAGTTACCTGTACCAAACGGAGTAGACAATACAATCGCACCACCACCAGTTGCTAAGGTTTGTTGAGCAGAAGCCCATATTTCACCAATTCCTTCAATAAATGCAGCCTCGTCAATTAACAACAAAGATACTGCTTCGGATCGACCTGCATCGGCGGCGGCTGAAACTGCTTTAATTTGAGAACCATTACTTAATCGTAATGTTAATTTATTATTTTCGTCTGCAGGTACTTTTAACCAAGAAGGTAAATTTTCAAACATGAATTTTACTTTTGTAACCATGTTTTTAGCTGTTTCCTGCTTAGTAGCAATACAAAGGACGTTTTTATCCTGTTGGAACAACATTATCCACAATGAATAACCTGCTGTTAAGGTTGAAATCCCCAATTGGCGAGACTTAAGTACTATGTTGTATGGATTATCTCTCCACAAACGTAATACTTTTTCTTGAAATGGGTATAAATTAAATTGAATTCTGCCTCGAGTAGGATGTTGAATGTAACAGTACTTTTTCATAAAGTGAGCCGGGTCTTGGGCGCACTTTAAGTATTCATCCCTTATTATTTGTTTTAAGTCTTGAGACATAACTTTTTAAATAGATTATTTATCTCCCAGTAGATGACTTACCAGTTAATGTTACTGAGCTTTTGGTTTTATTAGCCTGGTCAAGAGCAGCAGATACGTCTTTATCACTAATTCCTTGTTGCTTACCTCCAGCAAGAGCATCAGTTTTGTTAGAGCCTGGGGTGACAGTAAGAAGTTCAGCAATAGTATCTTCTATGTGTTTTTTTAATTCTGAGCGTTTCATAGTATAGTTTTGGGTATAAATATTAAAGACCTAAGTAATATTTAACTTGCTCAATTCTCTGCTCAGTAGTACCTGAAATAATGCCAAAATTTGTTATGTATGGTAATGCTTCTTTAACAGCATGTTTAATGGTAAGATCAATTTTATCACGGTACTCAGCATCTGTTTCTCTAACACCATTATCTTCAATTTGAACCCCTACAGGTGAAACGTAGAATATATAATCGTATTCAGGAATAAAAGCAGAAGCATAATTGATAAATTCTTCTTTTTGATCCTCATCAATTGATTCAGCACAATGAGCAAACGCCATAACATCAATTACTGTTCTATCAGTAATAACATTTTCTCTCATTAGTTCAGAACAACGTTCAGCTAAGAATATCGTTTGACCTTTTAATGTACTATCAGTGTTTAATGGAATACCTAAATCACGTAAGTATTTACTACGTTCAGTAGCAAAGAAATAATCTTTAAATTCAGGTAATTCTTTTAAAGCATGTACTAGTGTTGATTTGCCAACACTCATTGTTCCAGTAAATCCTATTTTCATATTAGTAATATAATAAAAAAGGCTTGCAAAAGCAAGCCTAATTTAAAAATCAATACCTAATTTCATTGTATGATGATTTCAATTGATTACTCAATAATTCCTTTAGTGTAAGAACTTTACAAAACTGCTCATCCTCTTCGTTTGTAACATATTTTTGCCTTAATACTGCTTGGTTTTCTGGGGAGGTATTAAAGGAATAGTCTATTAATAAACCATCTATTGGGGATATTACTACAAAGATTTGCATACCATCTCTAGAGGGGGATAGGTGGATTTCTTTTTGTAGTTCTTCTTTAATAAGTTGTTTTAACTCAAATTTTTTCATGTCATTTTTATAATAAATATAATAAAAAGTTATGATCTAGCTCCTTTACCTACACTGCTCTTAAACCAAGGTAATCCAACTCCATCACGTTTTGCTTTATGGTGACTGTCTTTATCATGTTGGAAACCATTAATGTAGTATTCTTTTTTACCATTTGGATGAATTACAGCTGGTCCTTCCCAGTTATGTAATTTTCCATCTTTGATGTAACGAATTGTACCGTCAGTTGATGTAAATTTTTTAGTTTCTAGTGTTGGGTCTAGTTGATACTTTTTTTCTTCCATATATTTTATTTTATTAAACTTTCAGCTACATATATTCCTTGTGCTCCACTAACTGTTATACCACGAGCAGATAAAGCATCACCTACAAAGTGTACATTTGGATAGTCTACTAATGCTAAGTTTTTATAATCTACTAATGGTTCAGGAGACAAATATTTTACTTCAGGAATATACATTCCCCAATCATCACCAAATTCAAATACTTTGTTCATTTGATCGATGAAGTTAAGGATATAATCAGCATATTCACCCATTGATTCTTTAAAGATATCTAATGTGTCTACTTTAAGTGCCATCACCCATTCATTTTCAGATGTTTTACTTACCATTTTATTTTTATCTGGTGAGTAAAATATTCCTGTGTTGCCTTTAGATGAAGCTCCACCTTGACATTTCTTAACTACTTCTCTACTCCATTCAAATGGGTTTTCAATACCTTTAATTTCCATCAAGATACCAAAGTTAGTCATATCATTTCTAAATTCCTCACCTTTCTTAGCATGGCCATTATAACTAATATCACCATATGTTTCCTCTACTGCAACGTAAGCCGCGTTATTATTAGTACAGAATGAGCGTAATGAAACATTATCAAACTTTTGATATAGTTTAAAATCATAGCTAATATCAATTAATTTTTGAAAGTATTTTTGTGGTGCTTCAAAACGTACTCCAATTTGAACTGATTTTGGTTCTGTTGGTAATTTATAGTCATCTGCTAATTGTTTACCAAAGTCAATGCCTGATTTGCCTACAGCAAAAATAAGTTCATCATATTGTATTGTAGCATTATGAGTATAAACTCTACTATCATTAAAATCAATATCATCTACTTCAGTATTCCATTCAAATCTAACACCTTTATCAGTTAAATATGAATACCATGCTTTAGCAATTTCATGTAGATAATTTGAACCAATATGCCATACTGGGAATAGTCGTAATCCAAAATATGGTTTAATAAAATCAGGTTCTGCTTGTGGATCAGAGCAAAATATTTCTTCTGGTTTAGGATGGAAACGTCTAAAGTTACTAATAACTTGATCCATTAATTCCATTGCTTTATCCTCACCACAGTATTTACTTAATACACCTCCAATTGCTGTGTGGTAAGTTAATTTACCATCACTCCAACCTCCAGCACCTAACATACCTGTCATTACTTCTTCAGGTAAACGATTGTGTGGATCATTTCCTTTATCTATAATGGTAATAAGTTCACCCGGATATCCGTTATCTACTAATTTAGTAGCAGCATTAATACCTGCTACACCTGCACCTATAATTACTATTTTTTTCATACTATTAATATAAGATTTTTTATTTTGAAGCCCAAATAGAGAAGCCCACCTTTTTGGGTGGGCCACAGCTCCATGTTTTTAATTAAAGCGACCGGCTATGAATCGGTCTGTAAATTAGTTTAGTTTTTTAGTAGCAACAATTCTAAAATAAATAGCTGCTCCAGCACCTACAATTGTTAAAATGTCTGCTAATGTAGCGTTCATATCAAATCCTAACATTTGAGTTAAGAATGGAGCTAATGTTACTAATGTAGCCCAAATCGTTCTTGATTGAAGCCATGATTTTACATCTTTCATAATATATTATTTTATTATAAATATTAGAAAATCCATGAAGGTTTATTGTTTAATTTTTTCCAGTCTAATTTTTTAACACCTACTTTATCTTTGATATAGAAATGTTTATATGCTTCTAATGTATTTTCCATTTTATATTCCTCAGGCATACACTGTGGTGGAGGTGTAAAACCGTTGTCTGGTAGATTAGGTTCATTGTCTCTACACCATTCAAGCACAGTTTGTGTTTTATGAGGTTTACCATATCGTTTAGTAAATTCATTACAAATTTCTAAACCATGAGATATAAGCCATCTGTAGTGTTGAATTGATTCTCTAGTCCATTTTGTTGATGGATGATTTTTATGAGCACGTTTATATGGTGCTTCGGAGTTTGTTTCCCAATGTGCAGTACAACACATTTGTGCACTTTCAATTTGCATTTTGCGGATGTGATCATCTGCTAGCTCTTGTGCTGCAATGATTGGATCTTCATTGATGTAAAATATATTCATAACCTTTGTTTTACATTAATATAAAAAAGGCCTCCGAGGAGGCCTAATATTTTATCTAAAAAGTTTTTAATTATCTATTTTTAATAGCTAAATTAGGGATACTAGCTACATATTTTTTTAAATTTTCTAAATCTTTCTCTTCATATTTGTATCCTGAGCCAACTGTTGCTTTATTTAATTCTTCAGGATTTTTAAGTATATTTCCAAGAACAAGAGCACTAGCTTTTTTCCAAACAGGAATTAATTTTTCATTAAATTCCTTAGCTGTAGTTTCTTTATCTTTTGAATAATTATCATATCCAACATATCCATTTCCATCTGAAAGGAAATTTGTATAGATTAAAGCACCTTTATAATTATCTTTATCTCCTACACTTGGAATTGTAGCACCAAAAGTAAATTCTGG